TACGCTTTTCCGCTTGAGAAACTCGAACTGATCCATTGGCAGGAAATCAAGTAACTCACTGGTCTTGTCAGGCATTGTGTAGGTTTGTCCATACCTTCCAAGAAATTCGGACGCTCCCTTGATGGTGAAATCGACCCCTTTTCTTACAGAGCCAATATTATCATCACCATACGTCATCAGGGAGACCCAATCGCGGAAAACTTTCCGTTTCTCGAAGGTCCCGTTGTACTTTTCATAAAAATAACAACGTAAGTTCAAACTGCCACAAATACCATTGAGAATCACAGTGAGAGAGTTGCCACTGATGTGCGTTCCCTCGGTCAATCCTATCAAATCACCGTTATAAGCAATGACTGCAAAAACAATGTCTCCTGTCATAGCCTCCATCACGCCGAGGTCTTCCTCTGAATAATCGCACTCGCGTGCGAAGTCCATTAGAATCCTCAAGGCTGCGAATAGAAGCTGTGATGAAAGTTTTTGATCGTATTTTCCGTAATCACCTCCGATGATGCGATCTTCGCCATATTTTAGAATGTGCTGGTGTAAATCTTCCCACTCTGGGCCATGACTATTAACACCTACTGCACACTCCGATACAAGCGGATTCATTTGCATCACTCGAAGCAGGGGCAAGAAATACTTCCTAATAAGGAAGGTCAAAGCAATTGAATTGCCATAAAAGATCCGGCATTTCTTCTTTGCTAGTATTTCGTCTTTCTTGCACGCCTTTGCGATTGTATAGGCACGCTCACCTTTCCGATAGCACTCTTCACATCGATAGATCTCATCGACGATCTCCTTGTCAAAGATCCTCTCGAGAGATCCATCCTCATTCACAGTTTCAGTTACATAACTTCTTTTGACGCCTGTGAGAGGAAATCCTATCGCTGTGTTGAGCTTTATGGAATCCATGAATTTCTTACCTGGTATTCCACAAATATTCTCGTGTTCAGTTAGCGGTCGACTGACACGCCACATTTCCTTCTGAAAGATCGGAATCATTCCTGATTTATAATCTTTAACGGCAATTTCGAGCAAATCAGTCCTGAAAGGGGATGCAGGATTAGCTACATTCTCAAGACATGTCTGCCAGCCATAATACTGAGGAGTGACGACTGGAGGTCCAAATTTATTGGGAAAATCCATGACGTCTGTGACGTGCTCACTAAGTGGAGTGACCTTAACGTTGGTCTTGAAAGTACTAGCGCCTGGGCAGGCACCATAATACTCCACTTGTGAATCATCGGGCATATAACGGAGTGGACTTTTAATGTGAGGCTCTGTCTCCGTTAAGACAGTTTTCCCTAGAATCTGCGTTTCAAATTTCTCAGCAGTTCCAGAGAATATAACACAATCTTGTTTTCTAAGATACTCACGCGCTGCGACAATGTCACAACGTTTGAGCATCCCAGCGCAACCTCTCGGTTGGCCAGAAT